AAGCGTGCTTTTGAGCCTTTCGGAGTTACACTGACTGAGGAAGATTTCAAAGACAAGAAGGCGCAAGATGTTTTACGCATGGCCTCCGAGCGAGCTCGCGAAGCTTATGAGAAGCAGCAAGATGAATGGCAGCAACGTGCTGACAAGTCAGGCTCAGAGGAACTTGTGAAGGAATGGGAGAAGAAGTACAAATCTTTGGAGCGCAAAGTTGGCGAGATTGACACTGCACGGCAAGAAGCCATCAATCAGTTTGACCAGTTCAAGCTGAAGATGGCAGAAGAGCAGAAGCAGAGCAAGATAAACCATACTTTCGAGAAGGAGCTTTCTTCAATCAAGCTTGACCCTTCTGTGAATGAATTCACCATCAAAGGCTTCAAGGCAACCATTGGAGAGAAATACGCAATCGACTTGGAAGAGGATGGCAATGTTTTCGTGAAGGACAAGAATAGCGGTGAGCGATTGAAGTCCAAGGAGAAGGCAGGCTCATTCCTTAACCTTTCCGATGTGCTGCTTCAGGAAGCAACTGCTGCCGGTATCATCCAGAAAAATCCATCAGCAGGCCAAAGAGTTCCAAGACCTGGCGCGATCATCCCACAGCTTGAGCCACAAGCGGACAAGAAGATACGTGGCATTAACCCTCGATTCTTTGCGAAATGACAATCAAGCAAGCATACAAGGTGTTGAAGCATCATGCCGATTGGAGGCAGGGACTCAATAATGAAATGCTCGAACCGGCACAGCTAACCAAAGCACTTGAGATCGTGCTGGCATATTTGGAGAACAAGATAAACATGACCACGTATGCCACAGTATGAAGGTTTCAATGTCACCTCCTCGGAACGTGTTGGGAAGAAATATAAGGCGGTAGACGATGAGGGCAATGAGATTCACTTTGGTGCTGAAGGCTATCGGATTAAGCCAGGCACAGATGCAGGGAATTCTTACTGTGCTCGTAGTGCTGGCATCCCTTCTGAGAAAGGCTCAGCGAATTGGTGGGCTAGGCAGCTTTGGAGCTGCGAAGGTAAAAGGTCAGTAAGCGACAAACCTTTTTTTGGAAAAATCGAACTGCCTTAGTATCTTTGCCCTGTTTCATAGATTTTAAGTTTAGGCTTAGTAAATGACTGCAAGCGACGGCAGTCATTTTTTTTTATATCTTTGCAACTCTATGATGATGTAGTGTGTGCCGACTTGCTGGCACGAAGTAGGCGCACCTGTCGGCCTTTGCAACTGGCAGAAACTCCAAACTACATTTAAATCATGTCTATATCTCGCATTCTATCGGAGTGTCCTAATGTGCAAATGTCACTTAGCGAGCTCTTCATCGAAGTTGGTCAGCGTGAGCAACTTCCTTTTCTTGAGTTCTTACTTTCACCTGAGAACGCAAAACTTATCCGCACTGAGGTATCTCCAGGCGGTGGAAAATTAAAAACCGTTCAAGCACGTTGGATTCAGCGTTTACCTGAGACTGAAGTTGAAGAGGGTGGTGACATCCTTACTTGTACTTCAACCAACACTTATGGTGACAGCACTACAACTTACACAGTTGATACGACTGACACCTACACTGCATCACAGCTTATCAATGCTGCTGATATCGCTCGTCATTGCCAAGAGAACTCTCGCTATGTGCTTGAGTCAGTTATGCGCTTGATGGACGTAATCGACCGCAAGGTTGCTTCTGCTGCTGCTGTTCAAGCTGTTGCTGACATCGGAAAGTGGGGAACTGATGTAGAAGGTTTCTACACTGTAACTGGTGACTGCTTGGAGATTGCTACAATGAACGGCACAACTGAGCCGAATCCATTTGCAATCGCTGACATTCAGCAAGCAACTCGCATGGCTAACTATCCTGGTGCACCAGTTGCATTCGGTGGTGCAGCAATGCAGCGTTATGCAAACGCGATGGCAGCAGGCTGCTGCTCTCAGTACGGCTTAGACCTTCTTGCAATCACTCAGCAGAACGGTTTCGGATTCGCTTACGATTCTCGTTTAGCTGCTGCTCAGGGAGACCAAAACAGCGCGTTGGTGACAACTGCCGGAGCAATCCAGTGGTTATCTTTCAACCTTGCTGATTGGAACACTGGCATCACTCCTGTGGCTGGAAGCAACTACTCTAAGACTTTGGTGTTCACACCGGCTGGAGTTCCTGTTGACTTGACCATGAAGGATGACTGCGGTAACTTGTCAATCGTGTTGACTACAACTGGAAAGATTGTAACTCTTCCGACTGACATCTACGAATCAGCAGACAAGTTCGCTGGTGTTAACTATGTGAACTGCGTTTCTATCGTAAACCCGTAATCGGGTCGGTAGGTTTACTCTCGCAAGCCGATGAGGACTTATTGACCCAGGACGGATTAGATAATCTAACCACGCAATAAAGGGAGGGCTTCGTGCCCTCCTTTTTTTTATCTTTGTAAAAACTTCAAGAGATGTGCATTGAATCACTACTCGGATTGAGAGGCTGCGAATCACCAGAGCCATCGACAGGGCTCTACATCGATGACCTCGGAATCAATCAGACATTCTTAGGGCAACTTATCACGGACCAATATCTCAACGGCGTTGAGCTGTTTGAAGATAAGCGTGCTTTCGCATGGCGCAAGATATCATCTGATGTGCTGACTAAGCTCAGCCCGATGATGAAGAGCGACACTGTGATTGAGAACAAGCGAGTTGGACAAGTTGTGTCCAATTATGCCAATGTGCAGACCGCCCTTGGTGCTGGCAATTATGGCGGCATCAGATTAAAGATTGACCCGAATACGGTTAGTTACTTGAACTTCTACCTTGCAGATATTAACCTGGCAATTGCTTCATCGAATGTGAATGTGCCGGTGCTTATATTTGACATGACCACAGGCAAGTTGCTTGAGACGATCACTTATGCAGAGGGTGCATTGGACCAGTTCATCGGCAAGACATTCACCTCAGCAAAGCGGAAGCTTGACATTGCAATCGTTTACGAGTCGGACATCAACACTGTGAAGTTCACTCCAAAGAAGGGCACTTGCACTTCTTGCGGAGGTGGTCCAAGGGAATCACACATTTGCCCTTTCGTGGATGCGATCGGGATTGAACTTACTACCGATGGCACGAATGTGCTGACAAGCAGCTCAAGTAAGTACACTACTGGAATGAGTCTCACATATAGCATAAACTGCGACCGCCAAGGATGGATGTGCTCAATCGGTGGGCTGATGGCCTTGCCGCTTGCATACGCCACCGCTGTTGAGGTTTACAACTATGCGCTGACCATAAGCCCGAACCAAAGGGTGAATACAACCGTAGTGGTGAATCGTGGCTCCAAGCCGTTTGCCACTGCCGATGCTTTCGAGGGTATCGTTGCAGCCCGTGACATCGCAGCAACAAGATACAATGAAGAGCTTGGCGCAATGTTGCAGAACATGCGCCTGCCTGATGACACGCATTGCTGGGATTGCAGAAAGAACATGAAATATGTGACAGCCCTGCCGTAACATGCCAACGCCTGCCGAAATTCAGAAGAACCTCGACAGCTTGTATGAAGGCTGGACTTCTAAGTTCACACCTTTGTATTCGGCAGTGAGGGAATTGAAGCGCATCATGTTTAAGCGAATCTTTGGCACTGGCTCCAGTGGAGGCAGCAACTCGGCAGGCGAAAAGCTTCCCACTAAGCCATATAGCACCAAGCCGATTTATGTTTCTCCAAGAGCCTTGGCAAGTGCGCCAAGCAAGTACAAGGTGGGCAAACGTGGTGAGCCAATTGAGTCCTTGTACTTCCCAGGTGGATATGCAGAGCTGAAGAAAGGCACGTCAAGAAAGCTGCCGCTTGAATTGACTGGCAAGCTCAAGGGTGGATTCTTATCGGAGGACGTAATCACAGAAGGACTTGAGGCTGCAATTGCTTTGCCTGGATCGGAGACTGGAAAGGTCGATGGCCTTGAGGCAAAGTACGGTGCAATCTTTTTGCCCACAGAACAAGAGCAGGCCGAGATGCTTGAGGACCACGCGCAGCAATTAGTTGAGCAAATTATAAACGCAATGAGCAAACGATGAATCTACTCTCTACCATACTTGACAGACTCAACCAACGCATTGAAGTTGGCAATATCTTCGACCAGATATACGGCCTCAGCGAGCTCGTAGGCGAAGGCAATGACAAAGCTTGGGCTTTCTACATCGGCAACGGCCAAGCGATTCCTGTGACCAATTACGATGCGAAGCAGGGCACATTATTCTGGGCTAAGCGTGGCAAGATCACAGTGAGCAAGAACGATTCGCTCAGGCTTGCAGGCTGCAAGTCGATATACGAGACTAAGTTCAGCATGACGGCTTATGCGATGGTGCGCAAATCGCACCTTCCTTGCGATTCTGCTGATGCGCAGGATTGGGTAGCATCTCGCGTGCTTCGACTCATCAGCGGCACAGACCCACAATTCAAGACGGCCATCGGAGTGATTGCTTACGAAGTTGTTCCAAGTGGGTATGCAACGGAGGCGAGGTACTTGCCAGTGAATTACGAATGGGCCGCAGTTGCAATCGATGTGGATGTGAATATCAGCACCTCATCTGAGGACGGCTGCTATGATACATGTGCAACGGGCGACATTCCGCTTCCAGACTTCGAGCCTTGTGAGCCTTGCCTTACATCGGTTGCTGTGGATGGGGTGACCATCACAGGGAACGGCACACCAGCCGATCCGTTGGTTGCAATTGGTGGAGGCGGTGGCACGCCATTGCGCACGCAGGAAGAAGGAGTAAACGTAAGCACCAACACAACAACATTGAACTTCACCGGTGCAGGGGTGACAGCATCGCTGACTTCGCCTGGTGTGGTTGAGGTGAATGTGCCTGGTGGTGGAGGCGGTACGGTAACGGCGGTAACTGGTACTGCTCCAATTGCATCGAGTGGCGGCAATACGCCCGACATAAGCATAAGCCAAGCAGGAACTTCGAGCGATGGCTATTTGAGTTCAGCCGATTGGAATACCTTCGATGGCAAGTTCGATACGCCAACAGGAACAAGCGCGGACTATCTCGATGGCACTGGAACGCCTACGCCGTTTCCGACCTTGACCAATGGCACGGTTACATCCGTAGCGGCAACCGTACCGACACCAACTAACCCAGCGTTCAGCGTTAACGTGCCTAACCCGAACACTACGCCAAGCGTTGATATTACCGCCAACGGCGTAGTTAGCCAGTACATTCGCGGCGATGGCTCTTTGGCTAACTTTCCGCTTGGCGGCGGCGGCGGTGCATCGGTTAACTACTACCTCAACGGCTCAATCAGTCAGGGTACAATAGGGGGCAATGCTTACTTCCAAATGAGCCGCGTTCCTGTGCTTGGTGGTGGTACGAACTTCACACGCACAAACGCGCAAGGCAATGGATATATCGCGCAATTCATAACCGATGCAGGCGACCCGAATCTTTTGGCAATCCCTTCAGGCAATTGGAACTTTGAAACCTACTTCAGTGCTTCGAGTGGTGGTGGCAATCCGAGCTTCTACATTGAATTGTATAAGTATGATGGCGCAACCTTTACGCTGATATCTTCGGGGTCTACAAATCCCGAAGCCATTACAGGCGGTACGGTGGTTGATTTATACGTGAGTGCGCTTGCAGTGCCTGCAACAACTTTGCTTGCAACGGATAGGCTCGCAGTGCGCATATTCGTAACCACATCGGGGCGCAACATTACGCTGCATACGGAAGATAACAATCTCTGCCAAGTCATTACAACCTTCACCACAGGGCTAAACGCACTAAACGGATTGACCGCGCAAGTGCAAAACTTCGCAACTGGAACGGCTGGAACGGATTTCGGCATAAGCTCGGCAAGTAGCACGCATACGTTTAACCTTCCAACAGCCAGCGCAAGCAATAGAGGTGCTTTGAGTTCGGGGGATTGGACTTTATTTAACGGCAAGTTTAATACGCCAAGCGGCACGACCTCGCAGTATGTGAGGGGCGATGGCTCGCTTGCCGCTTTGCCTTTTGAGCTTGTGGTGGCTGCATCGGATGAAACCACGGCACTCACAACGGGGACGGCAAAGATTACTTTCAGAATGCCGAGGGCTGTAACCCTTACAGCGGTTCGAGCATCGCTTACAACAGCGCAAGCATCAGGCAATATCTTCACGGTGGATATTAACGAAGCAGGCACGAGCATACTCAGCACAAAGCTGACCATTGATAATACCGAAAAGACAAGCACAACGGCAGCAACGCCACCAGTAATTAGCGACACGGCTCTTGCCGATGATGCAGAGATGACAATCGACATTGACCAAATCGGAAACGGCACGGCAACAGGATTGAAAGTAACATTAATAGGCACACGCGCATGAGTTTTATTGTTAATCCTTATTGGTACGCACAAGCCTGCCCTGATGCAGATGCTAATGCCTTCTTAACTGCAACTGGCATCACAGACCCGACCATTTCGGGTGCTGTTTGTACGTTGGTAACATCGCTTAAGTCCGCTAATTTATGGACTAAGTTAACTGCGATTTATCCATTTGTTGGCGGTACTGCAACAACGCATAAATTCAACCTTAAAAACCCTGCCGATACAAATGCCGCGTTTAGGTTGTCATTCGTTGGTGGTTGGACGCATTCAGCTAATGGTGCAACACCAAATGGAACAAATGCCTATGCTGATACTTTTCTAAACCCATTTACAAACTTGTCTTTAAATAGCCATTCTTTTGGTATTTATTCGAGAACTAATAATACAACTGGTGCTCAAGTTTACGGGTCTTTTCAAAATTCAAACACTTCGTTTTTACAAAATAATTTAACTGCTGCAAATTTTGTTTCAGGCAGCACATCAAATATATTATCATATACAGCAAACCCTTCTACATCTTTTTTAATGGGTACAAGAACATCAAATACAATATTTAGAGCATTTAGGGCAGGGGTTTTATTGGGTACTAATACTACTGTAATATCTGCATTGCCTAATGGCAAATATTTTTTAGGCGCACGATTTAATTCAGTTACCTTAGCCGCTGAACTTTTCACTGTTCATCAATTAGCTTTTGCTTTTGTAGGTAGTGGGTTAAGTAATTCAGAAGCATTAACATTTTACAACATAGTTCAGGCGTTTCAAACTACTTTAGCCAGACAAATATGACAACCGTTTATATGCTCACAGAAGAACAAGCTAACCAGCTCATAGGTCTTGAATACACCACAGATATGACATTCAATCCTATCCAAGATGCAAATGGAAACTGGATTATATCAGTTGAAGAGGTAAGCACCACGACGATTGATTGGGTTAAAGAATTGCCAGCGATTGAATACAATCCGAAAGTCATTGATTTTTTTTAACTTTGTAAAAATTATTATACTATGGCAGGCGTTAAAGTAACCGATTTGACCACGTTAGGCGCAGCAGATGCTAACGATATAATGTATATCGTGGACACAACTGCGAACCAATCGAAACAAATCCAAGTTCAGGATATTTATTCAGGTATGCCGCAGTTCGATAGTGGCTTTATAACTTTAACCGCTTCAAATGAAACGAACGGAGCTACGGCTTCGGCAGGTGTATATCCAGCCATTTATAATAGAGTAAATGATGTTGTTACATTTACCATACCATTAAATGTTCAATTAGGTGTTTCTAACGATGATACGAATTTTAGCCTGAGTATACCGATTGCATCAAATTTTAATTTAGTTAAACAGGCTTTTGGATTAAGTTCACCTGCTGAAAACTTATTAGCAGTAGAAATTTATTCAGACGATGGGAGTTTTGGAGCTGCTGGTTCAATTAATGTATATGTTAAAGCTGCTTCAAATGGTTTGTCATTTGCATATTTAACAATAACAGTACAATATTTAGTTATACCATAATGCGCTCCACCTCACTTCTCGGTCTGAATCTGATTAAGAAGTACGAGGGATTGCGGCTTAGTTCCTACCTTTGCCCTGCTGGCGTGCCGACCATAGGCTACGGCTCGACCCGATACCCAAACGGCAAGAAGGTGCTACTGGGAGAGAAACTAACAGGCGAAAAGGAAGCAACGCAATTGCTACTCGCTACGCTTTCGCCATATGAGGATGCAGTAAACAAACACCTACCTAACCTTAATCAATGCCAGTTCGATGCGTTAGTAGCATTCAGCTACAACGTGGGAACTGGTGCGTTGGTGAAATCCACGCTGCTCAAGAAGGCCAAAGCAAACGCCGCTGACCCGTCAATCTTGGATGAGTTCCTGAAGTGGAACAAGGCAGGCGGCAAAGTGCTTAACGGCTTAACAAACCGCCGCCGTGAAGAGGCGAATCTCTACTTCTCACTTTGTAACTTC